TGATACGTCCCAACTATTTAATGGCTGGTTGAAACTAGATGCATAACTAAACATGCTCTCCATATTTGAAACATTTGACGTATTCCAGGCGATATAGTTTCCACCATAATATCCATAATTATCAAAAACGTCAAATCGTGTATTGATTGGTTGATTGAATGGAGATTCACTTAAACCTACTTCAAGAGCGTATACTTCATTAAATTTAAACATCAGGTCCATTCTTGTAGCACTTGATGTATTCCATCCACTAATGTCCTGATTGAAATGAGATGAGTTAAACATAGCACGAAAGTTTGTTACATTTCCAACATTCCATTTTGCTAAAGGTTGATTAAACCCTGTTTGCATGAACATTTGTGACATATTTTCAGCACTAACTGTATTCCAATCGGAAATGTCTTGGTTGAAAGTGTATGCACCAGTAAACATAAGCCCGAAACTTTGTACCTTACCCACATTCCAACTTCCTATAGGTTGATTAAAACTGTTATCATTGTGAAACATATATGACATAGTTGTCACATTACTCACATTCCATCCAGAAATATCATCATTGAAGTAAGATTTATCTTTGAATAGATTGCTCATATTTGTCACCGCACTAACGTCCCAATTACTAATGTGTTCAGGATTGACAACATCAGGGATTGTAGCAGTGGACAAGTCATACCAATTAGACACACAACCTGCTAAAGAGGCATCCGACATTATACCATTGTAAAACATACCTTGGATGTAACTTACATCATATGTTGGAAGCACAGCGACGTGTGCTACCGAAGTAGAAATATCGACTTGTAAGATATTGCTTTCGTAATCACCTAAATCTATATCAAATGTAGATCCAACGAAATCTTCCGATGACATTCTTAATATAATATATAAAATTATATTAAAAATATAAACGTGGCCTATATTTTCACTGGTTAGTAGTATTCTGTATACACTCAACTCTTAATGATAATTATGCTTCTTCATCACTGAACAAAAACTCCTCCGAACTTAATTCTGAACCTACGTCCAATACATCGCTATCTGAATCTTCGTCGCTTGATATCGTGTTTTCGTCACTAATACTCGGTATATCCGAAATGGAACCATTTTCATCCTCAGTATCGTTATCATCCCCGTATTCGAGTTCGTTTGCATCAACAACAAATCCATCTTTTAAGTATCCGTCTTTCGTTTTGAGTTCCATGGGAATAGTTTCCAGTTCATCTTCTTCAGCTTCATCTTCTACACATGTTGACGCAAGGTCTTCAAAGCCACCAAATAGTTTTTCATACAAGCGATTCCATGTCTTTTCATCTAAGTGCGAAACATTGCCTTCATCGTCAAAGTTAACCAGAGCAATAGTACCGAAAAACAGTTGCGTATCCACTGGTGGAGGTAAATCATATTTATTTTCCATGTTAGCTCTACCTTCGCATTTTGCATAAACAGAAATATGATAACTCTCGTGTTTTGATGTTAGTTCCCATGTGTGAATAATCTCAAAATTTTCGTCATTTTTAAAACCACATTTCTTATATAGTAGTGTTTCATCGAAATCATGAACATTTTTCAAATTTACTTGCTTAATTACACCAGTCTTGTTGATCAACAAATACGTAGCACCTTTAGAAACGCCCTTTTTATTATTTTGAGTATTTTTAGAATACAGTTCTAAATTATCAATTGGTTCTGATGACATGAATTATGTTAATGAATAGGTTTAAACCCTTTATTATAAACTATATCATGAAGTTATACATTGATAATATGAATATGAAAATGATAGATATCGGCGAATTGACAAAATATATAATTCAAAAGATTCATATGGTTGAATTATATTCAGAAGATGGAATATATATAATTGAAAATGGCACACATATGCGAAAATTAAACATCCATGATGGTAAAGTTCATAAGAAGAAGAATTATATTTCAAGCATCAATATCGTCATAGATGAAAGTATTATTAAAAAAGATAAAGTAGTTGTTTCTCATATACCTAACAAATATACTGAACGACAATATGAAAGAATTCTATATAGACTACGCGACCGGTCTCCTCTACGTTTGATAATAGAACATGTACAAAATGTTGTTTGTAATTGCTACTTTCAATTGGTAGAAAAACATGCTGCTTATTCTGAAGCCGACATTGAATCCATTTTAATAAAAGAGGATATAGAAGAATTTAATGACTTAATGAAATATAAAGGAAATACGTAATATATATGTAATAAGTATATAACACAACATTATGGGACCCGACGATGATTCAAGTGTATTCATCTGGATAATGCAAATCACGCTCTTATCTGTCATTTTCATCACATTATCACACTTTCTCTTTCAATTCGTAGCCAAATCCTTGACAACATATAAAGAGAAGGACCTCTTAGAGGGACCGATACAACGCTATGATGAAATCATTAAGACATTAAATCATGAAAAGTCTACCGTGGTAGAGATGAAAATGAATAGTGAAGATCTAAAAACTTCTAACATCGATGATCTTCCAGGGTATCATATCGAAGGGTATCATGGGTCATTCAACGATGATAGCAGTATAACGAGCGTAAATACAACAAACAAAGAAACCATGAAGGCTGAGCTACAAAACTATATCCAGAGTGAATTGTTGAGTTAAACGTATGACAAAATACACTTAAAGGTAGACATTTGTACTATATCATATGGAGTTATCATTCAATCAAGATGATATTATAGACAAGTTTCCAAATATTGAACTCTCTTATGACTTTGTCCATCATAAGAAAGTTCCCAGTGAACACAAACATTTTCCACATGATATGTGTATCGCAATACCACAAGGAAGGAAATGTTTTGCATGGTTTACATATATAAGAGCCAAAACTGTATGCATAATACTACATTTGAAAGATAAAAGAGAACGTATGCGTGATAATGTAAGTCGTAATAAGAAAAACCATTTCAATAAAGTAGAAGTTGTACCATGTGTCTTTGACAAAAGCCTCAGTATTGGAACGATAGTATATGGAACCTTCATCAATCATAAAACAAATCGTTTCTTTTTTATAGAGAATATATTCACATACAAAGGGAAAAACATCGAGAGAATGCAAATGTATTCTAAATTTGACATCATATCAAAAGTAATGGAACGGGATATGCAACAACGAGTGTTTACAAAACATGATGTGTGTTTTGGGCTACCATGTTTAACAAATACATATTCTGAATTACGTGAACTATTACCTTCGCTACCATATACATTATTCTGTATTCAATATATTTCGTTTTCAGGTAATAAAAATCCACTGAATGTTCCGATTGAAAGTCTAAAATTCAGTGTTCACTATGATAATGCACCTGTGATGAAATTTAAAATAATGCCTGATCTTCAACCAGATATATATCATTTGTATGTGTATCATAATGGAAATACGAATCACTATCATAGTGTAGCACTAATACCAGACTATACAACTAGTGTTCAATTGAACTCACTTTTTCGAAATATAAAAGAAAATAAGAATTTAGACGCCCTCGAATTGAGCGATAGTGAAGATGAATTCGAAAATATTGAACCAGATAAATTTGTGAATCTCGATAAGTGTCTCACAATGGAGTGCTCATATAATTATCGTTTCAAGCGATGGGTGCCTCGTAATGTGGTTAGAAATGCACGACTTTCCACTTTACGTGAAATTCAAACAGTTCAATAAAGGTCACCGAACGAAATCAAGCATTTTGGAGTTTTTTGCACTTCATCTAAATCGTCGTCTTCTGATATTGCGTCACCAAACGCACTCAAGTCTGTTTTATTTTCATCGTTTGCAAATATTTTGACATGATCAAGAATACTATGTTTTTGTTTTTGTATTTGTTTGTGTGTTGATGTCTTATTTGCATAATCACCGCGACTTTTAGAGGCGTTTAAAGTCTTCCAATTGATATTTTGATTCGTTTCTCGAAACTCTGAACCATTTGCCTTTGTAATTTCATATTTTTGCTTCATGTAAAATCGTTTTCTCTGTGAGTATTGTCTACGAAAAAGATCATGTTGGTCAACAATATCTACTATTGTTGGTTCATCGTGAGGAGCCCTGAGAATACGTCCAACTGTTTGAACAATATCTGTTTTAGGCGTTGCCATGATTAACGATGCCAATGATTTAATATCCAATCCTTCAGATGCCATTGAATATGTTGCTACAATTACCTGCTTGGATTCACTTTCTTTCAATGCCTCTTTCCTCATTCCTCCGACATAATATCCCACAGATGCAATATTGCGTTCTTTAATCGCATCATGTAAATACGTTAATATGCTCTTATTGTGAGCCAGTATCATTACTTGTTGAGCTGGTTGTGATGTACGTAAATACTTCAAGACATTCAGTATCATTTCTGTTCTATGCGTATACGCACATAATTTTGTGATCATGCTACTATACATTGGATTACCACGATAATCATGTTTCACCTGACTAAATTCTTCGTCGTCATTTTGATATTCTACGACTTTCACAAAAATGGTTGCACCCTTTGTATCACGCTTTTCAGTATGAACAATTGGACCCATGAACATTTTGAACACTTTAGTCAAGCCATCTTTTCGTTCCATTGTGGCACTTAACCCAAGTGCATAAGTAGTAATAATTTTAGATAATGCCTGACTGAATACTTCTGCTCCTAAATGGTGAACCTCATCTATTATAGTGAAACCAAAACTGTCAAATAAATTACTCTCATAATCCTTCATAGATAATGATTGCAACATACCAATGCATATATCTTTGTCATCTATTTCTATTTTTTTACCTTGAATTTTTCCAACACGAGCGGTTGGAATGAATTCGCCGATTCTCTCTATCCATTGATCCATGAGAAATTCTTTATGAACAATGATCAATGTCTTCTTCTTAAGGCGTGTTATAATATTCAAAGCTATAACTGTTTTACCAAGTCCTGTATCTACTTCCAATAAACCGCCACCTAACTCATGTGCACTGGCGACAAATTTATCAGAAATCGTATTTTGATAATCTCGAAGAGAACCTTTGAATGAAATACCCTCGCCAAGGTCCATTCCACACGGCACTCTGATATCATCCGGGATAGTGAATTTATCAAAACCATAATATCTAGGAACGTACAATTTCTGTGACGATTCACGATAGATAGGAAACGCTTTCATAGGAACTGATGATTTTGGTACAAAAGGTTTCACAGTCAATTCTTTTTTCACCTTATCCAATTCTTGAGTAGACAATGATTCTTTATAAATAGAATACCCTCTTTTACCAAGATATGGTTTCATGCTTAACTTACTATACAAATTTCTTTGTAAATCAATTTTATAATTCTATTTCATTCATTAAATTTAAAATTAAATATGTGTTGATAATATAGATGTCCATCACCAAAACATTAAACATGTTGGCGAAGAATAGCAAGTTAAGAAAGAATGAAATTGTGCTAGTTACCTTATCTGTATTGTATCTTATTTTCAATATCAAATTACCAGATTCAGTTTCATCTTTAGTTGATAATGCCGTTGGAAATACTGTCGTAATTTTAGCAACTTTAAGTTTGTTTTACACAAAGAATCCCATTATCATTGTTGTTGGAGTGATGGTAGGATATGAATTGATTCGTCGTTCAAGCGTTCACACTGGTACATACGCAATGAGACACGAATTACCCAATGAGGAAAGTAAGGCGGTTGAAATGCAACAATACAATGCGGAAACAAATACTTTAGAGGAGGATACCGTTGAAAACATGAAACCTATTGTATCCGAAGAAGAAATGGTCACACCAAGTTTTAAACCAACCGCTACCAAGAATCATCGTGCTGCATGCGTTTCGTCTAAGACAACCCTATAATCACTTAAATAGTAAATTAGATTGATGATACTCCTACAATTTAATTTACTCTACTTTGATGGGGCAACTTGTCCTGCAATCCGTCTGGCAAGAAAAACAAGAGACCCAACAACTGCAAAACCAAATAGACATGCGGTTGCAATACGAACATTTTTGGATTCAAAATCCATATCTAAATTCAATGTTGGTTTGATTTGTTTTGTGATTGCCTTGCCGTATTTATCAACAGGATAACAATCCATATACTTTCCATTGATTTGAGGCATTGTATATATATATTTGATATTATTAAATCTAAATGTCATGAATGTAAAAATAATATGAGAATATGTATATATAGATGAAACTTACACGTAACAAAGTTAATAAAGTCTTAAAACAGAAAAAGCAGACTAAACGAAAATGTAGAATTAAGCGAAAGCCTAGTGCATCGAAATATTCAAAAAAAGCGAAAAAAGGATTCAATGTGAGGAAAAAAACATTCAAGAAAAGATATGGAGGTAAAAGAAAATCCAATCGTCTCAAAATAGCAGGTGATACGTTATCACCAATACATACTGATACATTGATAAAGGATACGGATAAAGCAAAGGGTGGTCCTATGAACCCGATCCATATGAATGATGTGAAAAAAACAGAAGAAGTTAATGTTGACCTGCTAGACTTGGAAGAATTTGAAAAAGAAGTTGAAGAAGAACTTGAAAAAAAAAAACTCAAAAATGTTGAATTACCCGAAACATCCGATGAAAAAAACTATGATGATGATGCAACACCTGAAAGAAAAGGCGAAGGAATATATGGTTTCAACCAAGATAAAGATGAAAACGAATCTGAAGAAAAAACTCAAGAAAAATCTGAAGAAAAATCTGAAGAAAAAACTCAAGAAAAAACTCAAGAAAAATCTGAAGAAAAAACTCAAGAAAAACCTGAAGAAAAAACTGAAGTAAAGCCTGAAGA